GTAAGACGCTAGGTGTGCCTAGCCGAGTATTACTTACTACAGCGACTAGGCAGTAGGCAGAATTAAATGAACTGCCCTGCCTAGTATTCCTTTCTTCTTCTTTATTTTATTAATGTCTTCTGGACGTCAGCTTGTTCGCCGTCCGCCTACTCCTCCTATGGAGGTTGTTCGATCTGTTGCACCAGCTTTGGCGGCTGCCGGAGGCCGGTTAGTTTATGACTCTGCTGGTCATCTCGTACGCTACGGTGCTCGCAGGGCTGGTGAATATGTTCGTGATGCAGGTGGTGCTTTTATACAACGTTTATATAATTACCGTCATCATCCGTATGATGTACCTGGGAGATTTCGTGCTCGTTCTTTGAATTCTGGTAAATAATTATTAATGTTTCGTCCACCACCTGATGGAATGCTTGACATGGTCAGGCAGGGTCGTAGACGTCCTTATGCTCAAAAACTTGTTAACCGTGCTGATGTAGATCGTCGTTTGGGTTTTAATCAAGGTTCTGCACCTCGTCGTTCTACAGTTGCCACTGGTGGTTCTGGAGGACGAGGTTCTGGTGGTACTCGTTCGAGGGTTCCTGCTTTGCGTTATAGGAATCAACGCCGTGGACGTCGTTCTAAACGTCGTGGACGACGTGGACGCAAAAGTCGTAAATCTAAGATGCGTCCTGTGGACCATTCTAAAATGGGTGTTTCAACAGTTTACGAGGTTGCTGGTGTCACTGGCGGTGCGGATGACGATGCGGAAGCTATATACATAGGCCATTCTAATATGCCTGCTGGAAATATGTTAATTATGGCTATAAGAGCTCTTATTAAGTCTACTTATGCACGATTTGGTGTTACTATTAGGAGCTTTTTTGAGCCTACTAGTGTTCCTGGTACATTTCAGTTTGTTTATTATACTACTCCGGTTACGACTACTCAAACTGGAATTACTGTTCCCGTTACCGGTGGTACTACGTATAATGATATTGTTGGTGCACTTGTTACACCTTTGATTACGGCAATTGATGCTAATCCTGGTCTTCGTCCTTATTCGATAATTTTTGCTCCTACTAATGGTGTTCGTCGTCAATTCTATACAGATAGTGTATCATTGACTTTTACGGCTCTTTCTCGTTTGAAATTACAAAATCGTACTCCTAACGAAGGTGGTACAGATGCTGTTGATACAAATGATGTTAATTTTCTTGTTGGATCTGTTTATTCTGGTTCAGGTACTGGAACTTATATCACAGCGGTTACTGAGGGTACTCCTCACCAACCTTTGATCGGTACGGATGGATCTGGTCGTATTTTAATGTCTCGTGCCGATAACATGAGCCTTACTGCTAATTTTCTTCGTCATCCTCCGGAGAATACGAAGTTTTTTACCCGTGTTAAGCACCATTCTTCTATTAAGAAGTTTGCTCCTGGTGCCACTAAATTTAGTTCTTTGTATACACATCGAAAGATTAGTTTTGCACAGATGATCGATATGTATTTGAAAGATGTTACTACTAATGCTTATACTTTATCTACTATGGGTCAATTCCGCTTTTTTGGTTTACAGAAGTTCATTGATGATGATGCTTCTGTCAAGGTTAAGATTGCTTATGAAGTGGAACTTCAACTTGGTGTCACTTGTTCTATGAGAACTAATGTTCATACTCAGCCTGTTTATATTGAAACAACTGAGGCTCCTTAAACAATAAATTTATTGATATTTCTCGTTCATTTCAATTATTTCCATTCTTCTTTCCAGTGCTTCGTACGTTACTAGGTCGAGTTCTGGGTACCATTGCTTTGGATGGAGGTTGCTGGTGATCCAAAACTGTCTAGCTTTGAGGACTGTTGCGCTTCCTTTGATTTCGACCAACATTGGATACTTATCCAGCCATCTGAGGAGGTGGGAGATACTGACAACTCCTCTGAATTCGTCAATAACCACGTTTTCATGGCCTTGGTAACCATCCCAAAACTTGGTGAGAGGATCTTTTGGGTAAGCATCCAGGCCTGCTTGTTCCCATGCAGTATGAGATTTTCCACAACCGGTAGGCCCAATAAACACCTTGCACCGAACTTCTCGTATATCTGGCCTTGCATGGTCCACGCTAATTCTTTTGAGGGCGTGATAACTTCGTACGTATACATCTGGAGGAATTTCTTCGAGATTCCCCTCAATTGCTTTTTGTCGGATGTCGGCCCAATCCTTACTGTTATTTCGGTTGAGTTTGCGGGATCCCAATTCGAAACGGGTCCCAGCGATCGCAGTCTCTTCCTTCCATACGTAGGTCTCGGCTGCGGAGGACTTGGTTCTTTCAGCATGCACGGACTCGCCGAATATTCCTTTAATTGTTCCAAGTCTTCCTTGCTTGTCGAGGACAACAAACAGTTGCCAGTGTAGATAACCGGATTCTTCACCGGACTCGAGTTGACCTTTGATATATTGAACGCCGGAGGGCTGCCAAGGGGTGAACTGGTGATGGGGGATTGTGAGGATCCAGTAGATAGCCTTGGCTGATTGTGAAGAACCCATCCGTCCGGGTCGTTGCGATGTCGATATGCCATCTATTTTGATTTGATTTTTAATTATGAGAACAGGTGCAGATACAGCGATTTGCTTACCTGTTCTGACAAGATGATTTGGGTTACCCCTAGGGTTACCCCTTAAGGGGTAACCCTAGGGGTTAAGGTTAGGTTGAATCTATCTAGCAATCGATTCAACTCACCCGCAGGCCCGCAGTACGGGCCATAAAGCGGGTTAATCGATTTGCGCACGGCCTACGAATGACACTCTAGTCTTATCGGCCCCCCATGTGAATGGGGGGAACGAGCAATTCGCCAGGCAGCTTGCTGCCGCCCTCAGCGAGCTATGCTCGCGGCGAATATGCGTGGAGGGGGGAACTCCCCCTGAAACGGGAATTAAGCTGTAGTAAGACCTAGGCTTGCCTAGCCAGTATTACTTACTACAGCGACTAGGCAGTAGGCAGAATTAAATGAACTGCCACTGTCCTAGTATTTTCTTTCTTCTTTTTATATATTAATGTCTTCTGGCCGAGAATTGGTCAGGTACCCTCCTTCACCTCCAATGGAGATGGTCCGCCACGTAGGTGCTGCCGCTGGTGCAGTAGCTATGCGTCAGGCATCTCAGATTGCCAGACAAGCTGCTTATAATGCCGCCAGACAGGCTTTTCAGGCTTCAGTTGATGGCGGACGTGCTTTCATTGATCGTTTTTATACCACCAATGAAGTTCCCGGTCGCTTTTCTTCAGGTAAATAAATTTTAATGTTTCGTCCGCCTCCTTCAGAGACGGTCGATTACGTTAAGAGACTATGGAACACTGGTGGATCTTATACTAAAAATCAATTAGCTTCTAGATATGGATCTGGATTTAACTCCGGTGCGGGTCCTGCCCGTACTTCCCGTACTACTTCTCGAGCACCTGCTAGAGGTGGCTCGGGAGGTGGTCGTGGCGGCGGTCGTTCTCGTGTTCCTGCTTTGTCATATCCCCGTCGTTCACGCCGCCATCGTCGTGCCGTTCGACGTTTGGTGCGTGGTTCAAGACGTCGTAAATCTCGTATTTCCCGACTTAAACCTATCAGTCATTCTAAGAAGGGTGTTACTTCTGTTTTTGAGGCTTCTGGCACTACTAGTAATGCGGACAGTAATGCAGAAGCTGTTTATATTGGTCATTGCGATATGCCGGCTCAGCTTACTTTTAGGCAGGCAATTGGTGCAATCCTTAAATCTTTTTTGGCAAGATTTGGTTGCTATTATCGTACTCAAGATGATATAATGCAGTTTGGTGGTGTTATTTCGTTCAATTATTATACGTCACCGACTGCTACTAGTATATCTACTACCGGACTTACGTTTATTTCTACTAGCACATTTAATCAAGTTTCGACAGGTTTACGTAATTTAATTCTGCCTATTATTGAAGCGGATCCGGCATTGAAACCTTATGCTTTTGTTATTGCTCCTAGTGACGCTACAGGTGGTTTACCAAGGACCTTTTATTGTGATTCTATTACTCTTACTTATACTGCTCAATCTCGTTTGAAGATTCAGAATCGTACCCCCAATGAAGGCGGTACCGATGCTATTGATACAAATGATGTTAACTTTTTGGTTGGTAACGTGTACCGTGGAACTGGTTCTGGTACATATCTTAAGGGTGAACATGAGGGTTCGCCTTATCAACCTTTTATTGGTGATAACCAATATGGTCAGATACTTGTTTCTCGCAATGATAATATGTCTGATCAATCTGTTTGGTTGAGACATCCACCTGAAACAACTAAGTTTTTTACTCGTGTTAAGTCTATGTCTACTGTTTCTAAGTTTGCACCTGGTGCTACTAAATACAGTATGCTAAAGACTACTCGCAAGATTTCTTTTATTTCTTTGATTGACAACTTCTTGAAAGAGATGAATACTCAGAGTTATTTGCTATCTACTTTGGGCAAATTTGCTTTTTTTGGTTTTCAGAAGTTTATTGATGATGATCAATCTGTAAAGGTTAATATTGCTTATGAAACTGAACTTCAGATTGGTTGTACTTGTTCTATGAAAACTAATATTCATATGGCACCTATTTATCAGGAGAGAGCTTAATAAATTTATTGATATTTCTCGTTCATTTCGATTATTTCCATTC